GTTGGTCGCTACCTTGACCCAGATGTCGAGCAACTACTTATGCCTTACAGGATCATGAGGAACTTCGGCTAATGAGCATCAGCCTAATCAGGCAAGCCCTTGCTACTAACCTTGCAACTATCTCAGGGCTACGCACAGCCGCTGAGGTTCCTGACCTACCAAACCCACCTATTGCCATTGTCGGTCTAAGGTCTGTTTCCTACGATGGTGCCTTCAACAAAGGCATGACTACTTACAACTTTGCAGTGACTGTCATTGTTGGCAGAGCTGCCGAGCGTGAGGCACAAAGAAGGCTAGATGCCTACATCAGCACAGGGGCAAGTAGTGTCAAAAGTGCAGTAGAATCAGATAGTACGCTTGGTGGTAATGCCTACGACTGCCGAGTTGTTTCAATGGACTCAGTTGGTTCATTGAACATCAGCGACACCACATACCTGGCTGCTGACTTCACAGTCACAGTCATAGCAAACTAGGAGAAATAACATGGCAAAGTTTTACGCCCAAGACTACAAAATCACAGTTGGCACAACAGTGCTATCTAGCTCTATCAACTCAGTCACCCTTGACATCACTGCCGATGAGATTGAAACCACCGCTTTTGGCAGCACCTACCGCACACGCATTGGTGGCCTAAAGAGTGGCTCAGTATCACTTGACTTCATGCAGGACTTTGCTGCTGGCTCAGTTGATGCCCTACTATTCCCACTAATGGGCTCAACAGTTGCAGTAAAAATCTCACCTCTATCAACAGCAGTTTCAGCTACAAACCCTGAGTACCGCTTTGACTGCCTAGTCACCCAGTACCAGCCATACGCTGGCAGTATCGGAGATCTAGCCACACTCAGTGTGTCATGGCCGACAACAGGTGACATTGTGAGAGGTACAGCAGCGTAAGCTGTTAGGCTCAGAACATGAAAATAAACCTACAAGTAGAGTTCAGCGACAAGCCTGGTGAATCCAAAGAGGTCACCTGCCTAGCATCTGACATGGTGAAGTTTGAAAGCAATTTCAACATCTCCATTGCCAACCTAGACAAAGACCTCAAAATCACTCACCTGCTTTTCCTAGCTTGGGCAAGTGAAACACGCACCAAGGCAACTGCTAAAACATTTGATGAGTGGATTGACGGAGTTCTCTCCGTAACGGCCTCTGACGACCCAAAAGCATAAAGGGTCTAGGGGACCAATCAGCTCATTGGTTTATAGCATCTCTGGCAGTCGAAACTGGCATCAGTCCTAGAGAGTTGTTAGAACTCGATGAAAGAATGCTCTGGACACTTAGCCGGTATTTGATTTTCAAGAATCAACAAGGCCAAAAAAGATAAGCCCCCCAAAAGGGGGTTTTTCTTTTGGGTAGAATTAGACAAGCAATCTATCTAGGAGTCCTCATTGGCCAGCCCAATTACCACCATCAAAGTGCAAGGTGTCAAAGAGATGCTGCAACTACTTGATGCTGTGCAACCAGGCTCAATCAGGGAACTACGCAAAGACATTAGACAGATCGCAGAGCCAGCAGTTTCAGCCATTAGGTCAAACCTGCCATCATCCTCACCGCTATCAGGCATGAATCACTATGGTCGCACACGCTTTGCTGGTGCCAAGGTAAGTGCTCAACTGCTACTCGGAAAGTCTATTTACAGCGACACAATCCCACTTGTTAGATTGCAGGTTGAATCACCTGGTGATGCAGTGGGTCTTGAGATTGCTGACATGGCTGGCCGAAAGACCATGATGCATGGCCCTGCTTTACTTTACGAATACAAGGGCAGAGGTCGAGTTGGTGGTTCAGGCAGACAAAAGCCAACCAGGTCAAGGTCAGTCGTTAGACGTGGCAACACCCAGGCTTTCCAGTATCGAATTACCGGACAAGGTAAGGGCATGACCGACAACCTTGGTGGCATCCCATCTCGCTACATCTACCCAGCCCTAGCTGGCAAGGTTGACAACATAGCTCTCGATATGTTGAAAACCATTGAAAAATACTCAGAAAAAATCAACTACAAACTTAAGGCCAACTGATGGCAATTAGAATCCCCATCCTCACCAGCTTTGACCCTAAAGGCCTAAAGCAAGCTAACGCTAGTTTTGCGAAGCTACAAAGTTCAGTCGGATCACTAGGCAGAAACTTTGCTACTGCTGGTATTGCCATCGGTGCTATTGGTGCAGGTCTAGCCAAGACTGTCCAGACAGCATCTAGCTACGCCGAGTCTGTAAATGCTGTCAATGTTGCCTTTGGCAAGTCAGCTCAAGGAATCATTGACTTTGGAAAGACTGCTGCAACAACCCTTGGTGTATCTCAGGTTGACTTCAATAACGCAGCAGTAAGGTTCTCGGCCTTTGCTGACCGGATTGTTGGCTCTGGTGGCGATGCATCAAAGTTTATTGCTGAAATCTCGACTCGTGCCAGCGACTTTGCCTCTGTATTCAACATAGATGTGTCTGAGGCTTTACAAGTATTCCAGTCTGGTCTTGCAGGTGAAGCAGAACCTCTAAAGCGTTTTGGTATCAACCTGCTCGACTCTGAGGTCAAAGCCTATGCGATGGCCAATGGAATTGGTGAGGTCGGTAAAGAGCTAACTCAAACAGAAAAGGTCCAAGCTCGTTATGGCTTGCTTATGCAAGCAACCAGCAAGACACAGGGTGATTTTGCCAACACCTCTGGTGGTCTTGCCAACCAAATGAGAATCCTAAAGGCTGAGGTCACTAATACACAGATTGAAATTGGCAACCAGTTGTTGCCTGTCATGGCAGAGCTACTACCAGTTGTTAGGGATTTGGTTAGAGATCTAGGCACTCAGTTAGTTGCTGCTGTAAAGGCTGTTGACTGGAAAGCCCTGACAACAGACTTGATGAATACAGCCAGATTCTTTATTGAGAACGCTACGGCTATTGCCCAAGTCACAACTGCCATCTTTGCTATAAACACTGCCTACAAACTTATGCAGGTCGCTATAGGTATTACAACTGTTGCTCTGCAACTAAACAAGTGGTGGATGGCACAGGTGACTGCCCAGACTACCTTAGCCACAACAGCAACAACTATTTTCTCGACAGCTCTAAGGCTGATTCCGATTGTCGCAATTATCTCTGGTCTTGCACTTTTGGTTGCAGCCTTTACCAACACAAGTGAGTGGGCTGGAAAGTCAGCCTCTGGAGTTGCAAACTTTGCAGGTAAGTTAGATTATGCCGGTGGTAAGGCTGCTGTCCTTAGAACACAGCTAGACAAGATTCCAAAAGAAATAAAAACTACCTACACGCTCATCAGGCAGACTGCTGGTCAGGTAGCAAGTTCTTTTGGTGGCTCTGCCTTTGATGCTAAATCTAACCAAGCTGAGATTGACGCACTGACACCTGACGCAACAACTGCTGGGGCAAGTACCCCTAAAAAGATGAGCTTGGGCGAAACGCTAAAGCGTGAGGCTACTGTTGTCAAAAAGCAAGCCAAGCTAGTTGCTGCTGGTGTGAGTGAGGGGCTTGCTGCTCGGCTTACCTCTGGGGCCAAACCAGTTGCTGCTGCAAACAAGGCACTCAAAGCCATTACTAAAAACAACGGCAACCTGACTAAAAACCTAAAGAAAATGGAAAAGAACCTCAAGGTTGTTGCAGATGCAGCAGTTGAGGCAGTCACCGCTGTTGAGGAACCAGTCAAAGATACTTCTGTTGAGGATGCTCTAGCAGCTAAAGAGCGAGCCTATGCCTCTTTTGCAGATGCAGTAAAAAACACTTTTGGCTCAATCAAAAACTCAATCCTTGGTGCCTTTGACATCACCCAGCTTGGTGGATCTACAGACTCAATCACTCGCAACATGGACAAGCTTCTTGTAAAGCTAAGGTCATTCTCGGCTAATGTGCAGAGTCTAGCTGGCATGGGACTCAACTCAACATTGCTACAACAGGTAATCTCTGCTGGACCTCTAGCAGGTGCTCGACTAGCAGAGGCACTTGTCATGGGTGGACCTGGTGGGCTATCTGCCATCAACGCTGGCTACTCAGAGTTTGGCAACCTTGCAGGACAAATAGCAACAACAGGCACCAATTCTTTGTTTGGCACAGGCACTCAGCAAAATGTTTACAACATAAATGTGGATGGTGGGGTTGGCTCAGGCTCTACTATCGGTAAAGCTATTGTTGACGCTATCAAGGCCTACGAGCGTACCTCTGGTGCTGTTTGGCAGGGTGCCTAGTGGCAGCTCCAGCAGTCAAACTTGAGCTAGGTCTAAACCTTGGTCAGGGTGACCCTTTTTCTTTTGTCTTAGACAGCTCTACAAGAGGTGTGCTAGACAACACCAGCTACACCCTTGGTGGCGAGAGATTCTTTGACATCACCGACAGGCTTGTGACTACTACAGTACGCCGAGGCAAAAACAATGCCCTTGACCGCATTGACGCTGGAATTGTAAACATCACTGTTGACAACTCAGATAGGGAGTTTGACCCCCTGTATGAGGCTGGACCTTACTATGGTCAGCTAATTCCAAGACGCTCGGTAAGAGTGTCTGCTAACAACTACCCAGTCTTTCAAGGCTTCATTGACGACTTTGACATCCAGTATGAACCAGGCAAGCAGTCTGTGGTACAGATCTCAGTGTCAGATGCCTTCTCTGTTTTGGCTAACTCAGGACTTGAAGCCTTTACCCCAACTTCTCAGCTATCCGGTGCTCGCATAAATGCAGTGCTTGATAGGCCAGAAGTTGATTGGCCAGCAGACCAAAGGGACATTGACGCTGGAAACTCTGTAATGCTTGATGCTGAGGTTGCAGAGAGCACCCCAGCTCTTGAGTATCTGCAGCTTGTTTCTGATTCTGAGTTTGGTACTTTGTTTCTGGCAAAAGACGGCAAGATTACCTACCGAGAGCGAAACGCTGTCCCCAACACGCCCAACCTTGTCTTTAGCGATGAGGTAGTTGCAGGGGTTTACACAGGCATTCAGTTTGCTGATGTCAACATTGTTTACGGATCAGAGAACCTTTACAACCGTATTGCCCTTGAGAACGCTGACGCAATCCCTGACTCTGCCTTTGCCGAGGATGCAGACTCACAGGTCATCTTTGGCCCAAGAACCTTGTCCCAGACTGGCTTGCTTATCCAAGACCCAGCTCAGCTACAGTTCCTTGCAGACTTCCTACTTGCCAGGTACAAGGCACCGGCTTACAGATTTGAAACTGTCACAGTTGTCCTAGACACCCTGACTGAGGCTAATCAAAATGCTGTGCTTGACCTTGAGATTGGTGACATTGTGCAGGTTAGGTTTGAGCCTTCCGACATCCCACCAGCCATTGAGCAATACTGCCGAATCATCGGTGTAAACCATGACTGGAACCCAGGTAGCAAGAACAT